TGCTTCTGTGCCCTCTCTGTATCGGACACAATTGCCTCATCAATTTGAGATTCTACTTGTTCTTTCATTTTTCTTTTGTTGATACGATTGAAGAGAGAGCGAGCGCCTTTAGTGCGCCCATCAATTTTATCTTGATTTGCCTTCTTGTACTTACGATGTTGACGTGGTTGCACAGTAACAAAAGCGGGTGGCAACTGGAGACCAGATCCATCGCCCGCTGAGTTAATCTCTTCTTTTAGATTAGGTTCAGTTCTTTCAGACATTCCTCGTCAAAATCCTCAGTAATAGAAGGTGGTAATCTATTTAGAAACAACATAAACGCCTTGATTTGAGACCAATACGTTGCTTCAACTTTGTAAAACAACAACGGAGTTGCTGCATCATCAAAGACATTATACAATACAATGATATGATTTAAGATCAAATGAGTCTTAAGTTCACCCGTCGTCTCATATCTCTTGAGCAGTCTTTTGATATACTTAAATCTCTTTAAGTCTTCTTCAAAGTCTGAGTAAGTCACAGACGACGGGTTATTATAATTTTGAATAGCAAAGAACAACCAGTTGTCTGGTGTCAATTCAGAAAAGTTCATTCAGATCAGGCAGTGGTTACAACGGCAACATCAGAAATTAGTTCCTTAGCACCATTGGTGGAGTTGAGTTTGACACGATACGTGCCAGCATCACCTGCTGCATAAGTAGCAACTGTGTATGCTGCAGAAGTTGCACCAGAGATATTGCTATAACGGTTGCCAGACTTCTTCTGCCACTGATAGGTAACAACAGAGTTGTTGCCAGGTGGGGTTGCGGTTGCAACAACAGTGAGTTGTAACTGAGCGCCAACTGCAACAGAAGCATCTGCTGGTTGAGTACCGATAGCAAGAACGACATTAGCATCTGCTGCCTGAGCATCATCTGCCTGAGTCTCGTTAGCGTTGGTGTCGCCACCTGCAATGAAAACTAGTTGCTCTGCCTTATGGCGAGTAGCACCTGAGCTATCAGTATAGGTGTAGTAGGACCACCAACCAGGTGCGTTTAGACCACGCTCCTTGTTTGCTTCTAGTGCTGCCTCAGTTTCATCAATATAAATGGTTGTTTTTGCTTGACTTGACGCCGCAATGCCCACACCAGCTTTGGTTTTGTTTGCATTGCTGTCAGTTCTTCCGTAAAGGGACATTGACGTGTGCTCCGATATTTAATATTATCTAAGATTTATTTATATCTCAGGCTTCTTCGCGCTTCTGGATTGCCTGTTCGACAACTGCCAAGAGCTTATCATCCATGTCAGTCTTAGTAAGCTTTACTGCTTTCTTAAGAATAACTAGACAAATTTCGATTAGTTTTTCGCCAAGTTCCTCGTTCTCAGGAATTTTAGCAACAGCATCAGAGATAATCTTTGATGCAAGTGGTAGTAGGAATCCTAACATGATCTTACAACATAGTGCAAGACTATTTATTTCTCCCACTCATCTAAGATATCTGTCAACTTAGAAAGAAATTGTTTAAACGTCAGTAAAGTTCCAGAACGATGATCACGACGTGCTTTTGCTACGCCACTCTCAAAAGTTTCTGTTTGAAGTTTCCTTTCCTCAATAGGATCGAATCCTCTACCCTTTACAACTGCAGACCATGGAGCATACAGTGGACCTTGATAATTATTTGATTCATTCGTTGGTTTAGTGACCATTCCCTTCTTCCCATCATTAATGACTGGCATGACTTCTACATTGCCACTCTTTTTATTTTTCAGTTTTTTAGATTTGGGTTCTTTCTTTTTGTCGTCACACCCACATTCCTCACGGAAGTCCCTGAATGATTTCATTTCTTGCCTTTCATTGAGATGATCTTAGAGACCTTCTTACGACGCATGTGTAGATACTTATCAGAACCATCTACATCACCATCGTTGTCGATGTCCTTATCCTTACGCTCAGAGTGCTTACCCTTGAGTTCAGCGTGATTAACTTTATCGAGTTTCTTCTCTGCTAGTTCCTCACCTTCATACTCAACACCTGCTTTCACACAGTTGTCAACAGTCTTGCCACCTTTCTTCTTAGTGCCAGCAAGCTTGTAACCTTTCCAGCATGCCTTACCATCTAGACCCTTTGCTTTCTCGATGACATAGGTCTCACCATCGATTTCATACTCTTCTCTTTCGAGAACTTCTGATTCCTCATTCTTTGGTGATGATTCTTGACCGACATATCCACCTTTCTTGGTAGCACCTTTCTTGCGCTTAGTGGTGTCTTCGATCTCAGCACCATTAGACTGTGGTGCCATACCATCAAAAGGTGCTTCTGATAAATGCAGATCGGGTGCTTCAGTATTCTGGAAGCAGTCACCATCCATCCATCTACCATATGATTCCATCAACCCAGACGAAAAATCGTCATTGCTGTTGACGTTATTAACTGGCTTCTGATACTTCATCGTTCAATAAGGAGGTTCTTCTCGTATTATTTATAGATCTAATGTTCTTCATCCATTCTCTGAACATATCACCATCTTCAGAAATAACGATAGCATAGTTGCCACCTACTCTATGGATATGTCCTTTGATTCCTGTGCGTGATGACATAACAGCATCACCTTCCTTGAATACTTCTTCATGACGCTGCTGCTGACGCAGTGCTTCTTCACGTAGTTTCTTAAAGTCTTTCATGCATAATTATCGGGTAAAGCGTCTTTGATTTCTTCCATGAGAGCAGCACAATCTTTATCATTTAGTGCTCTAGGAATGCCAGAACGGAAAGTCTTAAAGTCAGACTTAGCAGCAGCACGTCTCATCTTTGTACCTGAGATAGCAAACGTGTCACCGTCAGCATCCCTGCTACCAGAAGATCTGATCTCGATCTTCCTGAATGAGAAGTCTTTGCCGTTATATTTATGGAGGAACTGCATGGCAGAAACCCTGTCAGAACCTACCAAAAACACTACCTCATTATACCCTGCTAGCATTAGATCTTGCAAGATAGCAACAGGTTGTTTAGGACCAGAGAAGATCTTACCACGATGTTCTGGGAACATCTTGTTCATGTAATATAATTTTCTATCAGGTGGCAATGGGTTGCTACCTTTCTTATCTACGGTCTGTGAAATATAGATGCGATAGTCATGGTTACCTGCCTCACGTTTCACACCTTTAAAATTTTCAGCATGTCCTGTGGTGGGTGGTTGGAACCTACCAAAAGTAAAGTAGCAAGTATTACAGTTTAACGCCATTGCTTCTGCAGAGTGAAGTTGTTGTATGCAAACTCCAAGCGATTAACAAACTTAATCATACTGCCATCTTTGTGCAGAACATATCCCTCAGGAGTTGTGACCTTATAACCTTTCTCAGTTTGAACGTATGTTCTAAACTCTTCCAAGTGGTCCAGTTTATCTATAACCATTTGCTTAACTGTCTGTAGTTCTTTGTACAGAGCAAGCATTGCTTTGAACTTATCCTTATTCTTTTCAACGTACAACTGACTACCATAGACAAGTTCTCTCTTCTTAGTCAGGTTTGCAACTGTCTTAATCTTTGCAAGTTCCTTTTCCATCTTGTCACCATAGAAGTTCAACATGGCATACATTGCTTTATCAACATCACTGATGCTACGAGCATTCTTAATCTCATTGTTAAAGAACTGCTTTAGGTATGATGCAATATGAAACTTCTTATCTCCTGTAGTACCAGTAGCATCTACCAGTTCATCTAAGAATGGACCACACTCCCTACACATACGTTCAATCTTAGAAACATAGTTATCAAACTTCTGCATCTCTGTTCTAGAGAATCCCACACGATCCATTGGAGTATCATTCTTAATTACCAATGCATTGGTAGATCCATTTACATTTGCACCAGCTCTTGCTTGCATAGTAGGAAGATCAGTTCCAGTGTAGTGAGTGTGAAATACTACACCAATCTTTGCTCTACCTGCTGCCTGACCGATAGGATGATCTGTAGGAATACCATAGGTGATAGTATTGGGTCTGAATGTGTAAAGTCTTTCACCATTGATAACTTCAGTTTTCAATGTGCTATCAGTGAACATCAGGTCTCCCTGCACCACACCTTCAATACCCAGTTCACCAAAATACTTCAGAGCAAACTTGAGTTTTTCAGCAAGGTCACCCTCATACCACTCATCAATCTGACTATCAACAAAACATAGTTTGGGAGCAGTCTTTGCAAAGACAGACTTAGTTCCAACAAAGAACATACCAGATGCAGGATCTGTACCACAGATAACAGATGGAGCACCATCCCATTTGGTTTGCATGAAACCACTGTTCTCCTGATGTCCAAGCATCTTCCTCAGTTCCTTAAGGAAACCAACAGCAGCTTTACATCCCTCAACTCCATAGTTGAGCATTTCATCCTCAAGATGTTCTAAGTGTTTTAGTTGAGTTACGTTTGCCATTAGGAGATCTTGATGTACGGTGCAGAATTATCAGAAGCAGATGTTGCATACAGATATATTCTAGTAGTTATCTCATCACGTTCATCTTTAGACCCACTCATCATTCTGTCAACAACCTCAAGACCGATATACTTAGCAAATTTCCACTGAGGTCTCATCCTAGAAATCTCTTCTAGATTAGTGGACTCATCATTACCCATGACAAAACTCTTGTTCTTAGTGGCAAGATCAAAGATCCTTTTGTCTAGTCCATTGCCCCTAGAAGCAACCGATACTGCTGCAGCATTAGGGTAGTTCTTCCACACCCCATTGCCCTCGCCGTAGACCGATTCCATGATGTAGTTCATGACTCCTCCACCTACTTTACCATGCTTTGCGGCAGTTCCCATAACTTCACCCTGCCATGTCTTGCCTTCAGCATCTGTTGCCCTGAACTGGACGCTGACGCCCTGACCCTTCACGTAAACGTCCATGGATCCCATCAGAGTTTTTGATCCAACACTCTCGAATGGTTTCTTGACTGTCAGTGATGCTCTGGTAAAGTTATGCTCTGTTAGATTTGCTTGACTGGATGTCACTTTCTTTAGAGATACACCAATCAATTTCTTTTCTTTGATTAGTTTTTTCAACACTTTATTGATACCGCCTCGGAATATCATTTCATCAGTGATCATACTGGTGTCAAAATCATGTGAACACATGTAGATATCAGCAGGTGTCCATTTGTTAATGTTAGAGAATGGTCTGCCATCAGCAGCATTTACTTTCTTGAAATGACCTTCAACTATGTTGACAATGGAAGTTCCTCTGTGGAATTTAAACTTGGTATTTCTATACTTGGTTGCACCATATAATTTGTTTGCCGTCTTGATACTTGACTTCATCCATGAAGGATCATTGATCAAGAACTCATGTATTTTTCCTAGAGGTTCGTCTGTATCAACAGAACCAGACACTGCTTCTAAATCTTCTAGGGTTACAATATACTCAGGATCAATATCCTTTCTTAGTGAGTATCTGTATGCTGTCATCCAACATGCTGCTCCTTCAAATAGAGCAGTTGCATCAGCACCACCACCAGATCCTTTGTTGCTACCGAACTGGGTGGTCTTTTTAATCTTAGTAAGGGTGATATCAGTAGAAACGTTCTTCTTCGCTTGTTTCTTGATTTCTTTTAAAACTTTCTTGCCAGAATACTTTGCTGCAAAATTGTTTAGGTTTGTCTTGTCAGGAGAATCGAATGCTAGTTTCCCATCGATTACATCTTTCATGTCACTAAGGACAGCATCAGATGTCATGATTAGTGCTTTGCCACCACTCACAACTTCTATGAGTTCTCTGTTTACAATAGCATCATAGAGGACACGCAAGCGAATGCCACCACCTGATGGTGCATCCTTGCCGTAATCGCCCATGGTCATTGCTGCCATTAGAAAAACCTCCCGTCTAACTATTTAGAGGGGAGGTTGAGATAATCCTTTTCACTTTGGTAGGGGTGCGATTCACCTGACCATATTTTATATCCTTCATGTAGTTCTGGCAAGAGCCACTGGTCCACTCTGTAGCAATACTTCAAGTTGGCGGGTTGAATACAATTCATCACAACCACTTGAAAAAATGCTACCGTGTGGATCCAGAGAGTTAACATCAATAAAGTTCTTCTTCTTTTTCAGATTCAATAACTACATCACTCGTGGGGTAAGACACACAGGTGAGTAGGAATCCTGCTTCGATCTGATCATCATCGAGGAAAGATTGATCCTCTTGATTCACAGTTCCTTCTACAACCTTGCCAGCACACGTAGAGCATGCACCAGCACGGCAGGAGTATGGAAGATCCAGACCTGCTTCATCAGCAGCATCTAGAATGTATTGGTCATCAGCACAATCGAAAGTGGTTTCAGTGCCGTCGCTTTGTCTAATTGTTACGTTCATCGGTCGTTTGCTTTGCGGTTTTCGGAAAAGTAAGAATCAAAAGTGCCATCAGGATATCTCTTAGACAGCTTCTTGATGTTAGTATCTAGCACTTCTTCCATACTGATACCTAGGGATTGTGTTGCTTGAGCAACATACCACATGATATCACCCAACTCAATGATAAGATGCTCACGGTTATCTTCATTCCAAGGTTTGCCTTGGAAAACCATCTTCTTAATGATCTCAAGGAATTCACCACCTTCAGCGTTAATCCCAACACCACTAGTAAGAAGACGCTCAATATTGGCACCCTCACGATCCAACTCGCCAATACGATCAGCGAAATCAACAAAGTTTGTTGAAGGTTCTGAAGTAACCTGTGAAACAAACTCTTCATAACGGGAGAAATTGATAGTCATAGAATTAGATTCTTAATAGATTGATAGTTGCGTTGTACAATTTTTCTATCGAGTTGGTCTTTAAAGTTTTCGATAGCGACTGTAATGGTTTTCCAGTCAATGTCACATTCTAACACACGACGGACTGTATCAGGATTATAGTGACCCAATCCAATTAGGGTTGGGATCCACAGTCCGATACCAGCATGACCATGATATGAATCCACATCATAATCCCTAAGCAGGCGAACGTCATGAAGGTGCATTAGTCTACTGACTTGTTCTGGATACTCTACCTCAGTAAAGTGTTTCCAGAATGGTGTGTTTGTTTTACCACCAGTGTAATGTATGAAGATGAAGTCTTTCATGTCATCATACATTTTAGCATATCTTTTATTATATCTGTCAACAGAAACTTGATCTCTCAAGATACAATCATCTTGTAAGAATGTAAAGATAAACTCATCTAGTTGCTGCAGACTGCAGTGCAGACTAGTTGCTTGTAGTGGTTCAAAGAATGCTGCTGATAGACCTAATGCTAAACAGTTGCCAGACATAATCTTAGAGAGTCTACCAGAAGAAAACTCAATAGATTTAATCTTCTCAACACCAGTATTGTATCTGTCCTCTAGTTCTTTGATGGCAGTTTGCTCATCAGAGTATTTGCTAGAGTAACAGTACCCCCTACCAATTCTATTCTTAGTAGGAATCTCCCATACCCAACCGCTGTTCATAGCAACAGCATTTGTGTAAGAGTGTTTCTCTGCAGTATCATTCTCTAATCTAAAAGGCATGCCTCTATCGATAGGAAGATAATGAGAGTAATCAATCCATTCACTGTCAGTTAGTTGTCTCTTGAAACCAGTGCAGTCAATATAGAAATTAGAAAAATATTCACCATAGTTTTCTAGAAGAAGACTAGTGATATCACCATCTTCTCTACGGACTTCTAAGACAGTATCAATGATATGATTGATTTGTGATTTAGACTTTAGATATTCTACGAGTTTACCAGCATCTAAATGTAATGCTGGATAGAACTCATCATACTGTAGAGAACCATCAAACTTACGAATGAGATTTGTATATCCAGTCTTTGCTAAGTATCCTGACTCATTGCAATCTGTGACATCTTTACCTAATAAAGGAGCAGCATACACAGAATAATCAATGTATGTTTTTGATGTAGCAGAAGCACCAATAGGAGACATGTAATCTCCCTTGTCAGACCACCCAACAAAATTAATACCCATCTTGGGTAAGGCATCAATGCTACGAATAAATTCGTATGAATCAATACCGTATTGTTCTCTTGCTAAGATCTCAAGAACTTTACTAGTGGTTCCCTCTCCTACACCAACAGAAGCAATGTCAGATGATTCAATAAGATCAATCTGAATATTTGGTTTGGTTTTTGATATTAGGAAAGCAGCGAACCATCCAGCAGTACCGCCACCTACGATTGTTAAACGTTCCATTCAGCAAATTTAGATAGACGGTTTTGTGATTCAGCGAACTGGGAGAACTGTTCTCCTGTGTCCTCTGAGTCGATGCTAATGGCAGAAGCATCGTCCGCTACATCATACAGCTTCATTTTGGATCTGTCAATTCCCACCATGAATTTTCTAGAGGTAGCGAGGTCTGAGTACCTGTTCTTAAGTTGTTTGACCATGATGCGACCCTGTTGTTCAAGCTCCTCAGTAGAGATAAGGGCAAACATAAAATCAGCAGTGGCAGGAAGACCAAAAGACTCAGAAGTATCGGTAAGATCTGGATCACTATTGCCAAAACCAGCACGAGTGGTCTGAGTAGCACTAACAATAGGGAGATTAAATTCCACAGCAAGACCCCGAAGCTCCTCAGCAATCGCTTTGACATACGTGTAAGAGTTGACAACAGCACCTTTATACCTCGAACTAGCACATATATTAAGATAGTCGATGAAGATGATGTTAGGTTTGAAATCTTTCTTAAGAGAAAGATCACTCAGCAATGCTTTGAAATGACCTACGTGTGCTGATGCTGTGGGATATTCCTTGATAATAAGTTTACCCCTAGTCTTCCTAGCAATCTCATTGACTTTACTATTGAAGAGAACTTCAGGGATCTCAACAATATCTTTTACAGGAACGTTCAGAAGATTTGCATCAATTCGTTCAGCAATTTTTTCCTCTGCCATTTCACATGTAATGTAGAGAACGTTGTAGTTCTCGCTGAGCGCGGCAGCAGCCGCATGGCACATGAATAGAGACTTCCCGACGCCTGTACCAGCAAGAGCGATGTTGAGAGTCTTGTTAGAGAGACCACCTTTCGTGATAAAGTTAAACTTTTCGAGATCGAAGGGAACCTTTTCTTCCTTACGGTGGTAGAATTCATATCTGTCTGTTGCTTGTTCAATGTAGTCGTGTCCGATGTGTTCATCAAATGATACTGCCAAGGCTTCTTGGAGAATGGAGGGTATCGCATCTCGCGAAAGTTTTTTATCGCCTCCGTCCGCGATCTTGATGGATTGCATGAGTGCCAAGTATATAGCTCTGTCTTTGCACCACTTTTCTGTGGAGTCACAGAGCCAGTCGAAGTCAACCCATTCGTCTGATAGGGAGGATACTGTCGATAGCGAATCTTGGAACGACTCGTCAGTAAGGTCATTACGATTTTGGAGATTAATCGCAAGGACTTCTTTAGTAGGAACTTTGTCATACTTAGAAGCGAAGTCAGCGATCTCTTCAAAGATAATTCTTTCATGATATTCTTGGAAGTAATCTGCTTTCAAAAAAGGAACTACCTTACGATAATACTGTTCTGAAAAGATCAGGTTTCGTAAGATAGTTGTTTCAATACGCTCAGTTGCCATAGGAGAATTCTTTCTTCGCTGCTTCTTCTAGTTTTTCCATCACTTCTTCTGTGAAGTATTTTTCGGGATCAGAAAGTACAGCAGAAGGATAAACGGAAGATTCCCCAATAAGGACCCGATTACCGTTCTTCCCGAAGACTCCGTACTCGATACCCAGTTCCAGTAAGCCGTAGTATTTGTCAAGACCTCGCTCGTCGAAAAATAGACGTGTTGCAACTTTACTTCCCTCCACGGTTAGGC